TGACAACACTTTGGCTGACCTGTACAGCCAACCCATTATAGTTGACTTCAAAGTCGACTACCATTTCATTAGCTGGTTTACTAAGCGCACCGGCTATTACGTGATGGAACGCGGCGGAGCCGACCATCGAGCGTATTTATCCTCTCAGAACCCGGATTCAGAGGATTTTAGTGAGGTTGATCGTCCAAATCTTCCAATCAACACTCACAAGGTTCCCCACGCGCTCTCCCAACTTGCTGAACAAACAGAGTTCGCCCACTGGCGAGACCGCAAAGGCGTCGTAGAGATAGGCCCCAGCCCAAAGAACCTACCAAACTGTAGCTGGGCCAGCCTCTTCGACGGCCGCACCCAAGCCCGCTTTGTTCAGGCATCCCATTCAGAATCGCCTGCTCGCGACAATGCGCAGGCTATTTTACGAGGTTTAGGTGCTGAACACCTCGACGAACCCTGCACCACTCTTTTTGCAAACATGGTGCATGACATCAATCATGAACAGCTCTATGCTATTTTCGAAGCAACCGGCGCCACCAGCGGTCGCTTCACCATGATGGTGCCTCCAAGGATCATACTCGGCGCAGATTTCACAAATGTGGACATGCAAATCTCGTTCAAGTTCGATCATAAAGCCGACACCGCCACAATGTACCTTAACGACTTATCTTTTGGGTACACTCATAGTTATACCAACCTAGTCGACTGGATCACCAAACCTGTTTATAATGGCCGCGACTTCTCTCTCATTTTTGAGGTCGTGCGCAGTTACGACATCATGCAGGTATACCAGGTCACCCGTGTAACCAGGCGTGACACCATATCCACACGATTGCAACCTGGCGGCTTCGGTATGACGCGCGTCATAGATCTAGCGTCCGCCCTCCCCTTCGTTAAGCGCTGGGGAGACCAACTCTACCAAGGCCACATGCCACCCGCGGTCTTCCTCCAAAAACTGCGCGGCTTGAAGGCTGTGTGGGTCCCGACATCCATTTGGAATAAAGCGGTCGCTTTTGGCGACGCCCGCGATGACAAACATGTGAATCGTCAATCCTTTCACTCCTACTTGAACGCATTGTGCTATGAGATAACAGTCTCAGGTCATGTCGTACAAAGAGGCTATCAATTGGCCCCTTCCGCCCAAAACACGCTTACCATGGCCCTTCTCATCTCATGCATGGTACGTAGATGGCACTCGACAAAAGCCCTTAGCTACCTTACTAAAGAGATCCAAAGCGGCGGTAGCACGCTGTGGCAAAGATTCAAGGGCACATTGGCTGGTTCCCTTTCTTCGATTCAGTCCGCAAATGACATTTATGGATATGACAACATGAAGGCCCTAACCGGCATTTCACGCCGCCACTTTCTCCTTCTTCAACTAGTCGATAGCGTCGATGAACCCACCCTGGACTTCACCGCTCTCATTAAAGAACACGGGACTGCATCCATCCTGAATGGACCAAGCAGAGATGTCTGGCTCGATATCGACCCCGATGACGACGGCTTCTGCTACCATCACTGCTATCGAGCAGCTTTCGGTCTCAATTGTCCACTGCCCTCCTTCCCGACAATTGACCAGATTCAACAGCACGAAGCCAGCATGGGCATCTCTAATAGCCCAATCGTACTTCAAAATGGGCACGCCACCCTCAGAGTGCACGCTGATGAAGTGTGCTCCCACCTAGTGGCCAAGAAAGTCATCAACATGCCATTGGTGCCCGCTCAGTTCCCAATCATTGAAAATTGGGCCGACAACTTGCGCAAACACCGAACAACCAACGATACTGGTCTTAACATCCTCAAAACCAGAGAGCTCCTCAAGTTCCTTAAAGATCATACCGGCTCAATCGTCACGGTGCATAATTTATGCGCCCTACCTCTTAATGATCTCCCAGCATGGAGCGGCTATCGCGTCAACCACCACATCCAATCGTACGCAGCTGGGTTGGACAGCAGCAAGCTGCTAACCATCCCAAAAGGACAGAGCATCTCGTTTGACACCAACATAAGCTGCTTCGAATGCATCCCGAAAGACGGCTCCCCCCTCGTGGCTGATTTCGGGAACGATGCACCCACCGCCGCGCAGCACATAGTGAATATAACCAACCTCGTCAACTCAAGTTCAAGAGGCGCTTACAAGATACAGGACTTCTTTAAAGTTTGCGCCTCCAGCGACATCCTAACCAACCTGATTTCACGTTATGCTGTCGTAGAACTTCAGAACGCCCACCCCTGGGAGCGGTTCCTCGTCTGGGCTCCCGGCTTACCCCCAGGCATGTGGCGCCAGGGCGAATTCACACCGTGGTACTCCCACATTAGAGGTTACGGCACGCAGCGTTACATTTCGCAGCAAATCATCAGGTTGCATCATAGCCCCAGCGCTTGGCCTCAATCTAGAATTTACGAGGTTTGGTCTACCCTCAGCTACCTTAGCAGCAAGTGGCGCGCCCGCCTAGACACCAATCGCTAACGCCGTGTTTTTGATCACTGGCGCGCCGTTGCTAAGGACCATCTGTTGACGACACTCCGCCGCCTCGCGGCCGCTGAAGAGCAGCGGCGTCTTGCTGAGAGCCGGGCCCGTGAGGAACTTTGGCAGATATACTTGAGCAGGATGTGCAACATAAGACGCTACCTAGCCGCCACTCTCATCAAGAGATGGTTCGCCAGGTGCATGGTTGCTCGCCGCCAAAGACCTGCCATCACTCAACAAGCTGAAATCAAGGAGCTACCCGAGCCAGCACCCAGTACCTCCGTGGAGCCGCGCGCGCCATTGCCGGCAGCGCCACGTGTCGAAGCCCCCGCCGAGTCACGTTCGATCTCGCGCCGGTCCACTCAGACCGATATAGATTATGACACCACCGACCACAGCACCTCTAAACTGCCTGCCTTCGACGAGGTTGCGTGGAACGCTAAATTCCGATCTGACGGGCCAATCACTTTGCCAAAACATGATTGGTCCCGCGTTTTCCATGCGCTCGAATGGGACACGCCCGCTGTGAGTGATGATGTTCTTAAGGAGTGGGCCCAATCTCTAAACTCCGATATAGCAATTACGGAGCTCCAAGCTATCCGTCTCTGGGCCTACACAAACAACGCCATGGAACACCCTCTCTATGAGTACGTCAAGGCGGCTGGTTACAGGATATTTGTTGGGCTAAGCAACCCACTCACCCATCCCGCTTACCATGGACAGCTCTATTACGCGCAAGAGCTTCGCGGAATCCCCTACGTCGTCCCAGAGACTTCCCCCGAAGCCACCGATCTCGATTTCGGAGCGTTCAACCCATCAGATGAGCTACAAATCCTGCTCTCTACGCTCAAAGCCGGCGCTACAGGAGTGTACCAAAAGGTCAACCAGGCGGCCATCTCACACATTCAGGCTGAGTTGACAGCGCTAAAGTCGACGGGTCAGCATCAGAGCAGCCTCCTTTCGCGCCACATACGCGATAAAGTTACCGCCATCAACGGTATCCCAGGATGCGGGAAAACGCACCTGATGAAGCGTATCTTCGCTAAAGGCGGCTGGGATTTAGTTGTGTGCCCCACCTCAGCCCTTAAGGATGAGTACACTGAGGACTGTATACCCTCCAAGACCACTACATCTGCTATCCCGCACATCAAGGGCAAAGCCGTCATCATTGACGAGAGCTACAAAATGGGGATCATCGAGCTCTGCTACATCCTTACTCATTGCAAACGCGCATTGCTGGTCGGCGACAGCGAGCAGACAGCTTTCAACAACAGCGATTACGTCGGGAATGTTGCCAGCCGCATGACCCCCCTCGCCGCTGCTTGCTCTTCTGAACTTCCCCGCATCACCATCAGTAGAGCCGTGCCCCTAGACGTCATGGCTTGGATTCATCAACGGTGGCCAGCGAAATCTGGCTACAAAACCACGAATTTCAGGTGCAGCACCGTCAAGTTCGTCCAGCAGTCAGGTCGCACAGGCGGCCAAATGAAGCAGATGTTCCTGAAAGAGCCGTTGTACAGCCTTGACAGTCGTATAATATGCTTCTCGAAGAAGGCTGAGCAGATCACTGGGTTCCCGACCGTTAACTCCCAGCAAGGTTACCGTGCGCGCGCTGTCGGGTTATATATCGGGCCCAGCTGTGCCACTACTATCCACACGCTACCTCAGCAGCTGTACGTGGCGGTAACGCGGCACACCCAGAGGCTTTGGATCTTCATGGCCGCCCCGGCAGCTCGCGCGGCAGCCGACATCCGCCCAATCCACATCTGCCCCTGCAGACCAAGACAGCCCTGTGAGCGCAAGGCTCCTTGTACCGATCGCTGTGGCTGTACCGGTTACACCACATCCGGCAGGAGAACTGACTTGCCATGGCGGATCGGCTCCCGCAGCAACAATGGCCTGTATGGCCACGTTGCCGTCAAGGACGTCGATTTTGACACAGGGTCCTTCTCGTCAAGACCAGACCCAAGGGACGAGGCTGGTGGGAAGATCTACAGTATCCCTGAAGAAGCCCAGATCAACATGCAAGTGCACGGTTCCATCCATCTTGCAGGCGAAGGCTTCATACCCGGCATGCAAACAAGCGAAGATTTGACGATTGATCCAACCCCCGTGGATATTCTAATACCACCCCTGAAAGCTGTCAGCATGACCGCAGTCGATGAAGTGTTGCAAAAGGTGGCCCCGACAAGCTCCGACCTATACGAATTCCGGAGGGAAACTGGCTACTCCAACCTTGGGGATCTGTGCGGAAAGAGTCTCAAGATTAAAATGCGCCACAGACCAGTTTTGGAACCTTTCGCTGGCAAAGACAAGAGAGTGATCAGCGTTGCGCGTTGCCGATCGCGCGCGCAGACCAACAGTTTAGACCATTCGCTTCAGGCCGCCATCAGCCGCTATGCGACAGCAAGCAGCAAGTTGCCACTCGACCGGTTCGAGCCTGAAGTGCAACGTTTAACTGCCGGCTTAGACAAGTTCATCAAGATCCGCCGGTTAGCCCAGATCACCCCCGAAATGCTGGCGGTCGCAGAGGCCGAAGCGTGTCAAAACATAGTCGCTAAGAAGAATCCATCCCGACAAGAGGAAGGCTTGTACGGCTCGACCGCTTTTGCGACCAGCACCATATCCTGCTTTAATAAGCAGCAGGACAAGGCAGGGCTTAAAACTGAGACATGGTTACAAGGCAGCTTCACCGATTCTGGCAGATACAAATTCAAGGGCGGACAACCTATATCAGCCTCACCGAAGACGATCAACCATATTTGCATGGCTTATGTCCGTTGCCTTGAACTCGAAATCATTAGGTGCCGTCGGCCGGGGGTCCATCTCCCAAATGGCACGAGCACAGAAGATTTCAAGAAGCGACTTGATGCCGACATCAAGTCGCTTCCCGCCGAAGGTATCAGACCATATGCACAGATATCAGCGAGCAAGACACCACAAAAACCGCCGCTGTCCACGAGCTCGTCAAACGCCTGTTCCGCATCATCGGCACACCTGAGCACGTGATCGATATACTTTTCAGCACTTTACGAGCTTGGGCTGCTCGTGGGCTCGACTACTCTCTCTGGACCCTAGACGCATTCCAGAGCGGGACCGCCATGACTTACCTGAATAACACCATCGACAACATGGCCAGAGTCGGTAGCGCCTATAACGTGGCCACACCTTTCGTGGCAGGCTTCAAAGGCGATGACGGCTTCATCCGGTCCCAGCAAGTTACGAAGATCCACACCCTGAAAGAGTTGAAAGTTGAAGAGGGCGTGACTGGCACGTTTGTGGGATACCTCGTCGGTGATACGCTCACAATCGATCTACCGCGTCTTGCCAACAAAGCCGCCTGCCGCATATATACGAATAAACAGCAGGCGGACGAGTACGCAACCGCAGTCGCCGACTGGTTACACTTGATCCGCAACAACGACGAGGCTTACCACATGGTGCGCGTCAACGCCTTCCACTACAATCTCTCTGTCTCCGAGTGTGAGATTCTGTGGTCGTTCCTCGTCTGGTACGCGCAGGGTGGGTTCAGCCGTAGCTTCTTTAGTAGAAGCACCAATCACACCACCGGTTTTCTCTACAAGAAGATCCTGGACCCTGGGCTAGGTACAGATTTATACAATACATCTTTCATTTAATGATCAGTAGCGCCATGTCTCATCTATCCAATTTCCACGGCATTCAAGCCGTCGCCTTGCATGACGTGCAACAGTACGAGCTCCTACAATCAATGCGTGTTACGCAAGTCATCCTTGTGTTCGGCTTCATAGCCACGTCGATCATACAAACGGCATACACCATCCAACGCCTCGACGGCATTATAATTGCAATCTCTGACATGAACCGGACCGTGGGTGACGGCCTGCACATCGTCGAGGCCCAGCTTGGCGGGAGCATCTTCCGGCTTGATCAGCTATACATTTCGGTCGAAGCCATTCTTGGCGAGGTCAAAGATCTCGATGCGATTTCAGTCAACATCTCTGGCGACGATTTTAACATCACAATGGAGCTCGGGGAGCTGGAAGAGACTGCCAAGCTCATACTCCATGACATGCGCTTGGGTCAAGCGAACATAGTGCACGCCATCGAAGCTGGGTCCAATTTGACCGACGAAATTTTCAACAGCGAGGACGGCTGGGGAAGCTCTATGAAAGACCACCTAGAGGACGCTGATGAGTTCCTTTCCGCGATTTCAGACACTCTTGACATAGTCCACGACGTCATCGACACCGTAGGAGCCATCATACAGGGTGTCCAGCAAATTACCTTGAAGGGAATTCTCGACGCCCTGCAGGGTGGCGCTTTCAATCAGAAGGTCTACCTCGCGGTATCCGAGGCGGAATGGGCGCTCCAAGTCGGCAATCTCGAGATGACTTTACTTGAAGCAACAGCACTTGAGACCGCCGATGTGCTTCTCGACGCCTGTGTCTCCGCTTTAGGCGAAGGTCCGATAGAGTGCGTGGGGGGCGAATTTATGGAGTTCGCTATCGAAGGCCTCGCCGCTGAGGGCCTAACTTCCTCCTCTGTCAAGCTAGAACCCGTACTCAAGCGGAAGCCCCACCCCCCGAAGTACCTTAACAGTTGTACTTTCGATCCTAAAGTGTTCCCTAACCACTTGGACACTTGTCCCTCGCCCTCCTACTACGTCACCCCTACACCTTGCCCATAATACCAAGTTCTTTCCGCAATATACCTGCTTTGGTAATTCGTTTCGTCTTCCGCTTCGTCACCGTTGCCGAACATGTCTGCCGAAAACCTAGGCCAAGTTCCAACCCCATCCGGGTCCCTCTCAACCTTTAGCAATTCCAAAACATCGCTTTATGGCGAGGAAATAGTTCGTTTCCCTTTCAGGCTCAACGTTCCGATTCTACCCAACCCTAAGCCAGAAGAGAGCTTCACCGCATTCACCCTCCCGATCACTTCAGCCCTCCAAAAGGCATTCTTCGACGCCTTCGAGTACTACACCTTCGAAGCATTGACCCTCGATCTCCAGTGCACGGCTCCTTTAGGCACCGCTTCCGGTGCTGTCCAAGTCGGTTACTTCAGTGATCCACTCAACGCTGGTGTTCCTACAACGCTTAGCGAGGCCAAGACCAAGATTGGCTCCACCGATGGCTGGGTCATGATACGCCCGAGAGACAGCAAAGCGTTGCAGATCCCAGTTGACGTTAACCCAATGCTTCCCGGTTGGCGCTTCGTTCGAGAGGACACCGCCAACATCCGTATGTCCTCATTCGGCACTGTCGTTGGAATAACTGCCGAACCGCCCGCTGCCGGTGATGGTACCGTGTACGAGGGCTGGCTCCACGGCTGGGCCGTCGGCAAACGCCGCACCCAGCAGACAGGAGCCGCCGCTGCGTACATGCGATTCAAAACCACCTGGGGTTTGCAAGCTTTCCAGTGGGACTACATCGCCAACTGCCCTTCCCTCTCGTTTTACGGACAGGGCACGCTCAACGTCGGCAATCACACCGAAGTCCAGTTCCTCTTTGACAACATCATAAGTGCACTACTTGATGTCACTGGGGCCGACGGAGACGGCAACGTTCTTTCAGCCAAAGTTCAGCTGGATTTCTCTGCCGTTTCCGGATCTCTGGTGGAGACATCTCTCGCTGTCATACGGTTCATTCTGCCGCAGCTGACTGAACTTGGCTTCACTTCGGAAGGGCTGGTCGCTAAGAATGTCGACGCCGTAATAGCCAGACTCAACGAGACCGCTGCAACCTGCATGTACCGCCCGAGTGTGGCGCAGCTCAACCCAGACTCATTTAACCAAGCCAGGTTTCTGCCGAAGCTAGCTTCCAAGGTGTCTGTGTTCAACACTACTAAGCGCCAGAACGAGTGCGTTATCTCCGGCAGGGCTGTCTCTGGCCAGTCAGACCAGCTCCATTCCGCGTTCGGCGTTTAAACCCACCCCGCCAATGACATGATTCCAGCTCTCTAAGACAATATCAGCTTTGTGGCAATCGACCATGCCGCTGCCACAGGTGTATGTCATCTCCATAACCGGGCGCTCCGGCTCCGGTAAATCCACCTTGGCCTCTCGACTGACTCAAATATTCAACGCCACTGGCTGGCCCACCACCACCATCCATCTCGACAGCCTTTACCGCAAAGGCTTGAGGCCCCACATGTACGACCAGCCATCCTCCATCGACTGGGAGTCTCTTAAAGATCTGACCACGCTCATCAAAGTAACCCGGTGTCCCGCCCCGTCCCACGACATGTCCTATCCCGTTGACGTCCTCATCGTTGAGGGCCTGTTCCCACTACCCTATCCGACCGACATGAGCATCCATCTAGACATCAACCCGGCATTAGCCTGGCAGAGGCGCATTCGACGCGGCAATTGCGACCCCAGGATAGCGCGCCCCCACGTTGACGCGTGCGCTGCCCTCTACTGCAAGCCATCTGCAGCGGACCGCTCTTGTTTCGTTTCCTCCGCCACTGGACTCGAGTCCCAGGCTCGCTGGGCAGCCATCCAAGTCCTACGCCACCTCAGGACTATCCATCCCCGTTCCTCTAACACCCAACAACATCCCCAACAAACACCCTAATCGCTCGCATCGAACTGCGTCCGTGGCCGTTGACCAGATTTTCTCGGCCATTTCGCTCGCATCGTACTGCATAACAGTTAAATAAAATAGCCGCAAGGCAACAAAAACAAATAAAACCTACATTATCCATTGATTTAAGAATTGAAAATATCTACAGCTTTAGTATTATTAGTAGAAGTCCGG